TGGGTCGTCTACTTGATCAACAACAAGTTGACAAAGATGGTCGTTGGATCGTAATTGACCCTGTCATGATGGAAATCTTGATGGACGAAGATTCACGTTTCCTACAATCTGATTGGGGTGCTTCAGGTGGCCTACGTAACGGTCTAGTAATCAACAACTGGAATGGTTTCAGAGTTTACTCTTCTTCAAACCTACCATCAGTTGGTACTGGTGCTGCTACAACAGGTACAGCTAACCAGAACACAAACTACGGTGTTATCGTAGCTGGACATGATTCAGCAGTTGCTACTGCAGAGCAGATCAACAAGACTGAAACATATCGTGATCCAGATTCATTTGCTGACATCGTTCGTGGTATGCACCTTTACGGTAGAAAAATCCTACGCCCAGAGGCGTTGGTTACAGCTAAGTACAACTTGGCGTAGTAGAATAAAGGAGGGGGCCATGAGAGTGGCCCTCTTACTCATATGAATCTAGTTTCTTCTGATTACAAAACAGTCCTTAATGAGACCCATGCCTTGACTAAAAACGAGTGGGGTGGTGGTCACAGTATAGACAAGCTTCCTAGATACGAAGGTTTTTTGAAGAGCCTAGAAGTAAAAGAGATATTAGACTATGGATGTGCTAACGGTAAGTTCAAAGTCTACATGAATAGAAAGAAGCCTGAATACATCGTACATGAGTATGACCCAGGTATTAGAGGAAAAGATCAAAACCCTATACCTTCTGACTTCGTAGTTTGTTGTGACGTAATGGAGCACGTTGAGCCAGACTACCTAGACAACGTAATGAAACACTTACAGAGCTTGGTTAAGAAGGGTGGATTCTTTAACATATCTACAAAGGAAGCTATTACTATTTTGTCTGATGGGTCGAATGCCCACAAGATTATAGAGACAGGAGAGTGGTGGGTTGACTTGTTTAGTAAATACTTTAATGTATTAGATGTAGAGATCAAAAGATTTGAAACGAATTTTAAAGTGCTCCCAAAAACTGTTTGAGACAGTTATCCTTCCTCTAGATAATATAAACTCAGTTAGTGATAACAGACACGATCCTGTCTTTGATGCTACACTAAAGAAAAGTCTAGAGACAAAAGGGATGATACACCCTATCTTGGTTTGCTCAGACAAAGACTTTAAACAAACAGACATAAGACGTTTTGAACGTAGACCTGTACCAGAAAACATAGAGGAAAGGTACAGATGTCTGATAGGGAACAACAGATACAAGTTTGCTGTGGATAATGGCTATACACACATTGAGTGTCATCTAGTCAAAACTTTTGAGGAAGTGCAGAAAGCACATCGAAAGACACAGATAGAACCAAGAAAGATGTAAGATGGCTACCTACGTTACATTAGTTAATGAATTACTTACTAGGCTAAATGAAGTTACTCTTGCTACAACAGGAAGTGGCTTTGATGATGTACGCAACGTGCAAGCCTTAGCTAAACAAGCTGTCAATAACTCTATTAGAAGCATCTTACAGACAGGTCAGGAATGGCCTTTTCTTAAAACTACTTACACTCAGACATTGGCTGCAGGTACAAGAGAGTATGACTTCCCATCTGACTTTTCTAGAGCAGACTGGCAGACTTTCTACATTAAAAAACTTTCAGGTGGAACTAATATACCTCAGTCTTTAAAAGCTATCTCATATGATGAATACGTTCAGAAGTATCGTCAAGGAGATGATACAGGAGACCAGACAGGTATTTCTGCCCCTACTCTCGTTTATCAAACAAACGAAGAAAAGTTTGGAGTAACACCTATTCCTGATGAAGCATATGAGATTGAGTATGTATACTGGTCATTCCCTGCAGACTTAAGCTCTTATGATGATACAACAATTATTCCTGACAGATTTAAACATGTAATCATTGATGGTGCTATGATGTACATGATGAGATTTAGATCTAATGAACAGAGTGCTGCAGTACACCAAGGTGTTTTCCAAGATGGTATTAAGTCTATGAGAAGAGTTCTTGTAGACGAACCTCTAAGAATAAGATCAACAGTAGTTGAAAGAGCTAATGTAGGTTTGAGTAGAGTAAGCTAATGGCAGACAACTTAGGCTCCTTTAAAGTATTTGCTCAGGGTGGTTTGAACCTGAACAGGGACGTGTTGTCACAAGGTGAAACACAACCTGGCTCTGCTATCTCTCTGCTTAACTACGAACCTGCTACAACTGGTGGGTACAGACGTGTAAGTGGATATACTAATGACTATGGTACAGTACCTGGTGATAGTTCTGGTAGTGTTCTAGGTGTGGCAGTGGCTGCTGGTATCAATGATGGTATCCTTGCGGCACGTAAACCTTCTACAGGTAACAACTACTTACATTACTGGGATACAGCTACAGAGGCTTGGGTTGCAGTAACTACTTCTGGTTCACCTACAATGACAGGTGTAACAAAGGTAAGATTTACTAGGTTCAACTGGGGTACAGCAAAAGTTATTCTGACAGATGGTGTAAACCCTGCATCTACTTATGATGGTACAACTTACACCCAGATCACACATGCTAATGCTCCTACAGATCCTAAATTTGCTGCAGTATTTAAGAACCACATGTGGCTTGCAGGTGATCCTGGTGAACCTCACAACTTGTACTTCAGTGCACCTACAGACGAAACCAAGTGGGCACCTGCAGATGGTGCTGGTGTAATTAACGTAGGTTTTCCTATTGTAGCTATCAAACCATTTCGTGATTCCTTGTTTGTATTTGGTACAAATAACATTAAAAGAGTTGTAGGAAACAATATCTCAGACTGGGCTGTACAACACGTAACAGATGACCTTGGTTGCCTAGCATCAGACAGTGTTATTGAGATTGGTGGTGACCTAATCTTTTTATCACAGGATGGTATGAGACCTATCTCAGGTACAGATAAGATTGGTGACGTTAACTTGTAAACATTAACCAAGAACATTCAATCTTTTATTTCTGATGTTGTATTTAATAACGATCTTGATGCTGTCTCTTCTGTAATCATCAGAGGTAAATCTCAGTTTAGATTATTCTACAATGTAGAAAATGGGAATGCACTTCTTGGTGGGCTACGTATGGGACAACAGGGTGGCATTGGTTTTGAGTTTGGTCAGATGATTGGTATTGAGGCCACTTGTGCTGACAGTGGATACATAGACAAAGAAGAGTATGTCATACATGGTGATTCTTCTGGTAAAGTCCACAGACAAGAATCAGGTAATAGTTTCGGTGGAAATAACATCGTAAGCCTTTATCAAACACCATTCTTGCACATGCAAGATCCAGAGCAACGTAAGATCATTCATACTGTTGCTACTTACCTTAGATCAGAAGGTGATAACGAGATCGTTATGTCGGTTGTATTTGACTACGATGATACCACCATTCTTAATCCAACTAACTTTACTTTAAGCACTGAAGGTGCTGCTGCATATTATAACGAAGCTATCTTTAATGAGTCTTCAACTATTTGGAGCGGTAACCCTTCCCCTGTTCAAAGAGTAAATGTTTCAGGTTCAGGTAAATCAGTTTCTTTTAGATATGTTACAAATGACACTAATGCATCACACAGTATACAAGGTATTGTTGTGACGTTTGGAGTGGGGGATAGATTATAAAATGGCAGGTTATACAAGACAAAGTGTTGCCGATATTGTTTCTGGTCAGGTTATTAAAGCTGAACCAATCAACAATGAATTAAATCAGGTACTAGCTGCATTCAATGCAAGCACAGGGCACAAGCATGATGGCACTTCAGCAGAAGGTGCTTATATCCCAACGATCTCAGACACAAACAACTTTACTAAAGTAGTAATTGATACTGCCAATAACAGAATCAACTTCTTTACAAATGTTGGCAGTGCTGCAGTAGAGCAGATAAGGATACAAGATGGAGCTATTGTTCCTGTTACTGATGAAGACGTTGATCTGGGTTCTGCGGCTGCTGAGTTTAAAGATCTTTACATTGATGGTGTGGGTTATATCGACACTCTTGCGGTGCATGAAAATGCTACTATTACGGGTAACCTTACCGTTAATGGGAATACTACTCTTGGTAGTGACGATAGTGATACTGTTACAGTAAATGCTGATGTTGCCTCAG